TATAGTGATGACGTATTCGCTATTTTAGAACAGGTAGAAAGATACGGGTTTACTTTAAGAGATGTATTAAAGATTGCTACTTGCACTGTTATTTTTCATGATATAGCAAGAATTATTTCACAGCAGATCACTCGTCATTTTGCAGCCATATGCCAAGAATCTCAGCGATATGTGGATTATAGCAAAGCCAAATTTATAGACCCAACTCAATTTAATGATAAATATAATTTAAGTAAAAAATATATAGTAGGAATTGGGTCTAACACTCATGAATTAACATCATCAGAATTGGGAGATTTACTCTTATCTATATACCCTCAGTTGGTTGATCAGGGAATGCTTAAACAAGATGCTAGAGGTTTCTTGCCACTAAATGTGGATACAAAACTTGTTATGACATTTACGCATTCTAATCTTATTCATTTTATAAAAGAAAGAAAAGGCAACGCCGCTCAGCCAGAAGTTCAAAATGCTACAAATGATATGATTGAAAATTTATATAAATATGAATTAACTACCCATCTATTCAGTAGTATTGGAATTGAAGGTCTTATTAAACTTTGCGAAACTCCAGTGTATAAAAGTAAAGATGGAGAGGATCTTGAAGCTCTAGATAATTCTATCGACGAAGTAATATCTGAGGAGGTAATATAATATGCTAGATCAATTAGAAGTAGCACATAGTAATATTCCAACAGATCAGAGAAGAAGTGTAGTATTAAAAGATGGTAATAAAAAACGATTCATTGATCTTCAAAAGAACGATATATTTCAATTCATATATGATAATCGTGATACTATTACACATGGCACACAACCATGGTTCTTATGTACTAAAGAACCATATGTTAATAGCGATAATATACCTACAGTAGGCGCAGATATCATCCAAGATTAAAATGTATGGCAATATATACATATTATTGAATCAGAGATGCACCTACATAAAAGGAGGAAATTGCTATGAACAATTTTAAATCATTCACTACGTTTGAGGAAGGTATCAATGAGCTTAGGAAATTAGTTCCTAATATTAAAGAATATACTAAAGAAGCAACTACAGAACAAGAAGTAGTTTCTGATCTTATGTATAAGATTAACGAAAACTATCCAAGTGTATCTAACCCAGAATATCCTGCCACCTATTCTTTAAGTGTAAATGCACATGAGGTAGGATTTAAAACTAGAAGTTTCTTTGGATTTGGATGGAGAGTTATAGTTGAAGATGGAGAAGCCGCTACATCTTATGGTTTCAGGATTTCATTTAGCGAGCATAATAGGTTTGCTGTAACTAAAATTGAGGGGATTCTGGCAGAGAATGGATGGAGATCTGTTCCTGTTTCTAGAAAAACTTCTCACAAATCCGATAAAGCAAAGACTATCAAAAAATAATAAATATACACTAGAGTCATTATGACTCTAGTGTATTCCTTTTTACATACTTGTAAAGAGGTGGTTATAGATGGCAAGAGATCCAAATAGTATAATTAGAATAGATTATAATGAATTAAAATCTGAAGTTTTAAAAATCGAAAACGCTCCAGAATTTGATATTCCGGATTATGATCTAACTAATCCTAAAGAATTTCCTAAATACATATCATCAGTAGAAAAGATATGTAGAGGGTCATTCGAATACAAATTGTATGTAAATTTTTTAAGAGACTATGTAGATATGAATAAATGTAGTTTCTATCAAAACGTTACAAATGCCGATTCTTTCAAAATAAAAATCCATATTCACCACGAGCCAATAACCTTATTTGATATTACACTTGCTGTATACAATAAGCGTTGCGCTTTTAGAGAATCTATTTCTGATGAGATGGTAGCTAAAGAAGTTATATATAATCATTATAAAATGAATATAGGCTTAATACCATTAGCGGAAACAGTTCACGAGCTTGTGCATAATAAATATCTATTCGTGCCAACTACTTCTGTATTTGGTATGTACAAGACATTTATTGAAACGTATAAAGATTTCGTAGATCCAGAAACAATGGAAAATATACGTAGAGCTGAGATGGCTAGTGTTAATTATAGTCATAGGCAAGCAGAATCTATACTAAATACCAATATGATCTATATAGACCCCTCAGGAGCATACAAATTGCCCAAACATGAGGAGGTAATGTCCAGTATGAAAGAAAGAGTGGAGGAATTAAAAAATACATTGGATTCTACAAGATAATAATGCTATAATATCTTGCTTATATATTATAGAAATGAATATATAAAAAGTGAGGTAACTATTTATGAAAAATGGTAAATATTTAAAATTAGTAGATACTACAAATAATAAAATTAAGTTGCCAAGAAGATATCCTAAAGTCATAAAGACTATTATGGATTTCTATCAAAAGAATTTTTATTTGGTATTCTAGAAATCGCTTATTTTTTCTTTACGTGAAACATAATAATAAAATTCGCTCTAATATAAGTGAATTAATATGGAGGTGTAAATATGTCTTTATTCAAGGATACAACTAGACTTATTGTTGAAATGGCTAAAGGTGATTGCAACGGACTTACAGGTGAAGATTTAGAAGTCAAGCTTAATAGTATTAGTTTTGATGATATCTTAGATGATATGCAATCAATTCAAATGGGTGAGCTTGGATATACTGCTGAAATGGTTACTGTTCGCGAATGTAGTCGTCTTGGTTATGATGTAGTAGAAATGGACGAACTTGCTAAGTATATGATTAGCGAAAATATTCGCGATTTCAAAGAAGCGGTAGAAAACATTGCCGAGGCTTGCAATCGCGACCCAAAAAACTTTGCTATTGTTATTGACGAGTCAGCCGTTCGACAGTCATTACAAGAGGCTGAAAATTGTAGAGGTGCCGACGAGATCTTTAGGAGAGCTAAAGTAGGAAATGTAGTCGACACAAAGAAAGTATTAGATATCCTTTATGACAAAGGTTTAAACGTTGTTAAAAAGTAACTAATATTAAAAATCAATATATCGGATAGCATTTTCGCTATCCGATATATTATGTCTAGTAATATTAGTCCTGAATATATATTATATATATGAGAAAATAAATGGAGTTGGTAGAATGGATATTGAAAACAAAACTATTATTGTGAATTACTTAATACATATCTTGTCACTGAATGATAAGGTATTTGCGTCTAGAATAGATCTATTTAATGGATGGCTTGGACGTAATGAAGTCTTTATAAAATTATTTAAAGCTAGGCACGGTATAACTACAGAGTGTGAGCTTAAGGAGTGGGTTAGCGAGGCTGTCAGGTATATTTTTGATATAAGAAAGGATATGCTATTTAGGATGAATGATAAATCTTTAGAAGAGCTCAGACAGATTATGAATAACGAATCTGTTAAAGATGAGTTTATAGAAAAATATAAAATGGGAGAGGGGAGTTTAGAAAATGATCGCTTTTTTCAATGCGGTTAACACTTATACGGATGCATCTATATTAACGGATGACGATGGTTTCTTTGTATCATGTTCTGGATTCGTAACCACTTTTCATGGAGATATAATCGATTCTGGAACCAAGATTGTCTATGGATCAACTAATAACCATGGAGAAGTATTGGCTATTTATATGGGGATACAAAGTTTATTATCTTTTAGAGAATACGATGCTTTTTTAAATCTATTCTCAGATTCTAGAATATCAGTATTTGGCTTAAGGGAATGGATCTACGGATGGTTAAAAAACGTAGATCCAAAAACTAAATTGTTAATTAACTCTAGTGGCACTAAAGTGAAAAATCAAGATATCTTTTGCAATATTATAAATTATATTGTAGAAAATAATACACACCTATCAATATATCATCAGCGGGGACATCAGGACCCGTCTAATGTTAATGAACTTGAAGTGGTGAGAAAATCATTTATTGAAAATAATGATATAGAGCTAACCGACGATATTATCCGAGAGATATGCTATTATAATAACGTAGTCGATAATATGACAAGGAATACTCTAATAAAAACATACAATAGTCCGGATTATAATCCGCTAAAATATTGGAAGGGCAAAATAATTGCTCAGAGAGTATTGAATCAGAATACGATGGAGCGATACAAAAAATTGATTGAGAGGAATGGATAAATATATGGAAAACGTTAATGAGGCTGTAGTAGTAAAAGGAAATAGGTTTTATACAGATACTTTAAATTCATGCTATGATGAATTCTTAAGACTCAAACCAGATTACAATGTTCTTGGTAATACATTTTTTATGCTATTACAAGATGCGACATTATCGCTTGTTAAATCTATTGCTAAAAGTTCTGATAATACTGTATTACAAGACAATACGGATAATATATTAAAATTGACAGATCGATATGCAAGATTATATTTTTCAATAAATAAGAGCGAAACATCGCTATTGATGTTTAGATCTGCTTTATATGATCTCATTCGTTGCTACGACCGTGACAATAGAAAATATGATACTCTCGTACACAATATGTACGAGAGTATTAGGAAGCTAATAACAGTTTAGGCTATATATTATATATGTGAGCAATGATATTTATATAAGAGAGAAGGGAAATGACTATGGCTTGCAATCATTTAGATCACAATTACAATTGTAATTGTGACAAAGATGGTAATATTATACCGATCGAAATATCAGATGATCTGATTACAGGATATAATGGCTTATATGCTGCAATTCCAGATAATGATATTCTATTAAACGAATTTAATGGATATATCCAACAATATGGCGGATTGGATAAGGTGTGCGAAATATTTCCTTATATCAATCTAGAATTGAATCGTTACGGTATATTCGTTCCAGAGAACAACAATCAATTCTCAAAGTTTTCTAATTTATACCATATCATGAAGGCTAAAAGACGCGATGAAGCGTCAGAGTATAAAAAGGTAGAGGTGCAACAACGTGCCTCTGCTACAATTCCACATCAGATGCCTACAAATGCTGGATACGTGCCAGCTAATGTAGACGTTGCTACAAGATCTAAGGAGGATGAACAGTTTGAAATAACTGCTAGTAATGTATTTGTTAGTAGAGAGGAAGATCCTATCGATAAAGAACAGGTAATAGGATTTGCCTCTAAAAATATGGTGGAGGGTGAGAAAAAAGAAGAGGGATACGTTTTTCATTGTAATAGAATAGGAAATTTAGAACCAAGGGGAGGACTATCAAATTTCAATCCAACTTGGCATCCAAATGATCCAAAGAACTACCCAGTTCAACAGCCACCAATAGCTGGCGTGCCAACTGCACCGTTTCAAGCACAGTCAAATTATTATCAGACTCCTGGATTTGTAAATGAAAATGTAGCAAATAGAGAGAGCTTCTTTTCTTTAAGTAAATTAACAAGTGACAAAATGATGAACAATCAAAATTGGAGACCAAATAATTTAGTCTTAAAGAATAGCGAGTTCCCAGAGGGAGTAGACGAAAAACATACAGATTTTGAGAGAATTAGACAACAAATGAAATTTGATTGCTTTGGTCCAGAGTCTGAAATGGCACAGTCTGGAATTCCTAAAGCCAATCCATATACTGGTGACAATATTATAGATACAGGAGATCCAGAAAGCTATGAATTCATGTTTGATGGTAATGATGATGAAGTAGCAAATGCTTTATTAGAAGAACAATTTGGTCGTCGCAATGCAGAATATAAATCTGCATCTAACAATGCTCAGAGATATGCTGCTATGAACATGATGCCACCAAAGCCAGCTCAAATTGGCAATCCGTATTTTATGAATAATCCATGGCTACAGTCTCATCAAGCACAAATGGGAGGAATGGCTGGTGGATATTATGGGGCAGTTCCAGGAATGATATTTCCTACGATGAATAATGGACCTCAGTATTTTCAAACTAATAACGAATGGATGTTGCCTACAGAAGAAGAAATAAGATCTGGAGAGATTCCGCTAGTTACAGTTGTAAGGGGTGAAATAGATAAAGATGAAGAGATAGCTCCTATTAGAAAGAAGTCAAGAGAGGAGGATATTAAGTTTGCTATTGTACGTACACATACTGATGAAAATGGCATGGAGTACGATGAGTTTCTATATGGCGATAGGGAGGTAGCTAACGAAAAACCAAATAAAAATTCATTAGATTATAAGGAAGCTGCGACAATAGCAAAGAGATCTGAATTAGAAATAGACACTTATGCCCTTGCTAAAGAATTGGCAAGATATAATAGTCTATTAGCAGATAATCTATTGTGGTATAAAGATAATGTAGATAACGAAGAATTTATGGAAATAAGGAGGGAAGCACAAAGGGAATTAATGAAATATAGGAGTGATGACAAACTATCAAATATAAAATCTACTGTTGTTATTGCTGGAGATAAAACTATGATCCTTCCTCCAAAACCTACAACTATGCAGGAATTGGAGAGAATAGCTATGGAAGAACTTTCTGGACATAAGACTCAAAAAGATAAAGAAGATAGTATTATTGATAGATACAGAAACGTAAATTCTCCTATAAACACACAGCGTAGAGCTATTATGAATGGAAATTCTGTTAAAGAAATTATAACTAAATTACAAGCTTTGACAGATATGAGAATAAATTGTGGCGATGAAGAAATAAAAACTCACGAGCAGTTTAGCAAGCATGATAAAGATCTATCTCCAATTAAGATAAATGAACGAGATAATTATCTTACTTGGAAACGATTAATGAAAAGCGCAAAATCATATATCAATGAAGATATAACTAACTTTGATGAAAAGTTTGATGAATGGTGGAATAAACCAAGAGTTACAACTCCAGATCAAAAACGTGAACAGTTTAAGAAATATCAAATTCAGATGACGGAACTATCTATAGAACATTACAATCGTATTCAACAAAATGCCCAAAGTCCTGAACAAAAAGAACAGACTTATGTAAATGCAGTTATAAAATCATGGAGAGATTATGACAAAGGCGTTATCACTCCTGATATGAGCTTATATGATTTTCTCGATAATGCAAACTTCTTGTTGACTAGAAATATTGAAGTGCAGATAGAAAGAGATTCTAATAAAGCTAGTAGATTGTATGACCCTAATGCATATTTAGCTGAAGTTAGAAAGCATTCCGCTATTAGAAATATGCAAGATGGTCTAGGTTTCGTTCCTACGATGGATCTTATGGATCACAAGGTATATCAGCAGAAACGTCAAGACTTTATCAATCAAATATTTAAGAAAGCTAATAGGGGGACTATAACCTGATGGCTAGAATAGATATTTTGAGAGAAATTTATTGCAAGAAAATGCTCATTAAAGACTTTGACTTTGATGCTCTTTTTCATGTACCTATTTCTCACTATTTAACTCAAGCAGATGTAGCTAGGTTACATTACTTGGCTACATCTGCTAAATGGTCATCTAAATCAAAGAAAGAAAAATTTGCAGAGATTGATAAAGTGATGGTACCTAGAGGGTTTAAATGGTTTCATACTGGTACAAATAGAATAGTTTATAAAAATGAATATGATCATTCGTTTCTTTTAAAAATAGCATTCGATGCGACTGCTATAAATGACAATCCAGATGAAATGTTTAATCAAGGATTTGTAAAACCATTCGTTACTAAAATATTTGATGTTACTCCTTGTGGTACAGTGGGAATGGTAGAAAGGGTTCAGCCAATAGGAAATAGATATGAATTTGAAGATATTGCTGGTCAAATATTTGATATACTTCATAACTTCTTTATTGGTAAATATATACTAGAAGATATTGGAACTGATTTCTTTAAAAATTGGGGAATCAGAGACGGTTTCGGTCCAGTGTTGTTAGACTTCCCATATTTGTTTGAAACAGATGGGGATAAATTACAGTGTTCGGCAATTTTTCCTAATGGGACACATTGCCATGGTACAATTGATTATGATAGCGGTTTAAACACACTAGTATGCGAAGAGTGCGGTAAGCGCTATTCCGCCAGGAGTTTAAGTAAAGCTAATCATATAAAATCTGTTAAATATAAGATTATTAAGGAGGAATATAATATGGAAAAGGAAATTTTAGTATCTATTGTTAAGGATGGCAAGGAGTTCAAACTGTATAGTGAATCAGACTATATAGCGCCAAATATTCAAAAACCTAAACAGCGTATGGGCAAAGAAGAAGATCTTAGTGCGTGTGTTGTAGGTGGGTATGATAAAAATGAAGTCCCTGTTGCCAAACCTCAGGGCACAGAAATGTTAAAGGCTATCGAAGATAGCATAAAGAATAATCAAGTTAAAGTAGAAGACAGCCCAGGGAAAGAGTCTGAAGTGTGGAAAAGATATGATCGCGATACTGCGAGCGATGTCGTTACAGAATCGCAAATTGTCAAAAGCCCAGATATATTAGAAGAAGGATTCGAAGAAGTTCCTACTAAACATTTTAAATCTTCTAATGAAAATTCAGTTCTTGAAAACCAAGATGAAAAAACAGAGCATGATTTTGCAAGCGAAACTTTAAAAGAGCAACTTGAATTGGAAAAATCAGAATCTCAAGCAGCCGACGTTGCCAGTAAAATTACAGCCAAAGATAGAGTATTAATGAATGAATTTATGATTGAACAAATGAATAATTTCCCATTTGACAAATATACAAGTTCAACTCAACAACAAAGAAGCGACATAGTTGATTTCCTGGTTACTGCTGTATCTGCTAAATATACAATCGACCCAGAGATAGCAGTTATGAGTGTAGTAGAGTTTACCGATAGTCAATATGAATTCAATCATATTGACGAAGAGACTGCTAAGGCTGAAGCTTTGGCTGAAAAGTATTTTGGTGGAGCTGGATATGTGGATGAAGATACGTTCGTTCCTATTAAGCGTAATACAATTGCTAGAGAATTCTAAAAGAGGTGAATCAAAATGCTTGGTAAATTGTATATTAGTAGCGATTTTAATCAAATGAGTAATTTCATTGCTAATGGCGCTACAGTTTTGGCTTTTGTAGATGAAGCTGAAAAGTATCGATATATTAATTGTATCATTATGGGAGTTCTATTGCCCCCATATGAATCGTTAAGTGCAGAAATAGATGGCGACACAAATACAGCAGCCGTCATCTATTATTCATATTTAATGTCGAAAATAAATATCATTGCCAATATATTGGCTGCACTAAATATGGGTAAGCACATTTTGATATTCGTTCCACCAGAAGAATCTATGAACTTCGGATTTGTAAATGTATTGCTTAAATTCTTTTTGGATGTATTTGGTATCAAGATATGCACTGGATCTGGGGATAGTTACGAAATTAGTAACGATCCAGTGCATGTATCTAGAAGAGCAGATGCGCTATTTGTTAATGATTTGATACCATTTGAAAATTATTGCATGATGATGCCGCCGCAGTATATACCATCTGAAGCTGCATGCGGTAAGATAATGCAATCTATAAATTATACATTCAACTCAATGCAAGAATGCATAGCTTATTGTGGGCAGTATATACATGCAATACAAGAACAAAAACGGGGAACTTTCTCCCCTGTGTTTAGGGTGAAAACATGATTATATTTGGAAATAACAACATTGTTCCGCATCTTTTATTAGATGCGGACAGATACTTTGTACTCAATTTTTTCAATCCGACAAATCTTGGGACTAGATTATCTAATCTATGGGCTCCTGAAATAATACTTAAAACTTGCCCATTAGATTCTGTAGAATTCGATATGTCTTATGCTAATTATATTCTGACCAATGACGACGCATTCAAGGATTTTATGGAAATTTTAATGTCCATGTATTATAACGAGGACGTATTTATACTAACTGACTTAAATTCACCTCCAGTAGTTTCTATGTGCGAATCAATTATCAAATTGATTCAGCAGCGATATGGATTTAATTGTTATATCGCAAACGATATAGGAGATCTCATCAACATGCCAGAATCAGAAATGACAGAAATCGGCAATCAAGTATTTATGCAGGATAAAGAAAGATATACTGCTATATCAGTTGATGCAGAAAAATTATGGGAAAATATAGAAACGATTGGTGTCGAAAATGACAGGTATATATGAGTTAGATAAATACACAATGCCTGTCACTCATATTATATCCGAATATATACGGGAGTATGATATAAGTAAAGCTAATATAAATATACTACTATACAAGGGTTTGATAAACAAGAAGCAGTATGATAGTTTATATAATGACCCATATAGGCGTATTAAGGTAGGTTTAATGCAACGCGATAACGCAACTATCAATAAAGGTTTAATGGAAGGATTTGTTGAAGCTAGAAAGATGTTTTACGAAGCCAATAATATCCAAGAGCATGAAATCCTTGCAGTAAAAAAAGATGCTATCTTCTTATTAAATAAGATAGCATCTCATACTAAGTTTGATAATATTAATTTTATAGAGAAAAACCTTTATACATCCTTTTATCACTTGGGTGGTTTAGAGTTATATTATTTTTATAACCCTACGACTAAACAAGAGAAACTTGATATAAAGGGCATGAGTGATAATGTTATAGAGTTGCATAAACCTTATATGGTAGATTTACTTATGTATATATTTGGAACTGCCCAGGAAAGTCCGTCACGAGATGTGGTTAACCTCATCTCAAATATAAGAAGTCAGTACATAGCTGGTGAACTTGGGGTAAATTATTTTAGGGAATTTAATAATAGATCGCTATTTAGATCGAAAATTAATATATTGGGGGAAAGAATGTATCTAACTTGCTTGAGTGCGAATGTTCAAGCAAAAGATATAGACCCTGCCTATAATTTTTGCATACTTCAAGAATTATATAAGATTTTCGCTGGGCAGTATCTCAAAAACGCACAGAATAAAAGGTAAGCTCATTGAGCTTACCTTTTATTTTTTATAAAATATCTACAGTTTCTCTTTGGCTTTTCCGTTTTTTAGCAGATTCGAGTTCTGATATATTAGACTCTTCGATCATATTGTTTTCAATTGTATAATTTAATACAAGCATGTATATTTTTTCTGTTATGACTTCTTCTGCTAATTCTTCATTATAATATGCCCTAATCTTACGAAGCATAGTTTTAGACATTCGCGTTAATACAATTTCAATCAATGCATTGATTATTTCTTTTTCATCTTCTTCTCTAATATATTCTTTTTCTTTCCAGCCTTTATTCAGAACAATGTATTCATTGAGACATTCTAGTATGATCTTATCGACAACCGCTGGTATATTTTCATCATATACAGATTGCTCGATTATAATTTTTTGATTTTCTGTTCTGCGATTTAAAATAATTAATGCATACAATATAGAACACCAAAAGAATGATTGGTTTGGCTCCCATTTTAAAGCCAATACTACTGCTAAGATTAATACATAAAGTCCTGGTTTCACTAAAGCTTCTAACATTTTCATTTTAAGATATAAACTGCTCATTATATTCACTCCAATTTAAAATATTATCCCTAATACTTAATAGTTGGAGTGTATTTTGTTCGTTAATTTCGTGCGACTCTAATTCTTTTTTGACAAAATATAATACTTTAAATGCTACATCTCTAGTTATACCATTTCTGTATTTAGCCAAAAATCCAGCCCAGTCTCCAAATCCTAATCTTGTCGGAATAATAAAATTAGCATCGTTGTGATGTAACTGGTGGCATGTTTTACAAAGCATAACTGTGCATACATTATATCTAGTATGCTCTATTTTTAATATCTCTACTAGATCGAATGTAGTTATAGCTCCATGCGTATTCAATATACTTTCTGTAATAATTAGAGCTATATCAAATATAGTTAGAACATGATGGTGCATTTCTATGGTTGCCATTTCTTCTTCTTCACTCGACCGAATATTAGAATGATATTGACATCGATTTAGACCCATACCCATAAGATGATGTTTATAGTGTTTATATGTTTTTCCACGTCTAAATCTTTGAATTGCATTTTCTAGAAATTGTTTGTAAATTTCCACATCCATTAAAGTTTCCCTTGTTTGAGCAAATGGAACTTCAAATGGGGAATTTGGGGAAGTTAGTGTTGGATTTAAATCGTTATAAATGAAAATATCTGGATAGTTTGTTTGTTGCAACTGGAACATTATTTACAACCTCCTGTTGTACTAATATATCGCATCTGTGAATACCATCATTAATCATGCATAGAAGATGTATATCTTCATAAAGAAATTTGTATTTTTCTTCGAATAATACTTTTCCTCCCAGATTCTTTACAGAGTCTAAGAAGCACCCTATGAAAAATGAAGAGTTTATAGACCATGTTTCTAGCGATATTAGTATGCCGATCTGCGATTGATTGTAATCTAATTCGTCTAGATTTAGTTGTTTACGCGTTTCTTTTCCAGCGTCTCTACCACTTAAGATTCTATTTTGTGGTAGTGTTATAGTTATAGGCATAGTGTAACCCCCTTTAATATTATGTTTTAGGCTAAATGAAATTGGGTTACATACTAATAATACAATTAGGCATAGGAGATGTTTAAATTGGAAATTAAAAAGATATATACAGAAAATCCATTTGTAGATTCTCTGCTATACTGTGTAAAAATATTAGCATTTGGATCAATAGTTAAACTTTCTGATCTGGCGGATAATGCCGAAACAGAGAACAGTGTCAAACAATCTGATTTGTATATAGCCTCTATTGAAAATAGAGGTGTGTTTGATTTGTTTTCATATAGTGAAAAAATACTAAATCTAAGTTCTCTACCTAAAGCAAACATGGCAGATTATCTAAAAAATAAATACTTAATACCTGAAGCTTATAGGGATGAGGTAACTAAACTAGCTATGGAAGATTGTATAGAAAGCTATAATGAAGAAAATGATTATTATAGAATGATTTGTGGTCTTCCGCCAAGCGGAGTATACGGAATTCCAATAAAAAACTACGAGTATCTTATACCAGAAGGAAATGAAGTTAATTATACATACGTGCATGAATTAGGAGCAGATGGTGCAAGAATGCTTGAATTGTATGGTATACTAGATATGATTAAAGCTGACTATCCAGATGCAAAATATTTAAATTATATTACTTCTGGGATTTCTGTTTACAAAGCTAGAAAGGCAATGAACTTTCAGATTCTATATATGCCAACTACATCTATATTGGAGATAGATGATAAATTCTCCTCTAAATATGAACTAAATCGTTCGGTTGCTATAAAAACAATCTACTCTGAAGCATTTAAAATTAGATCTGATTATTATGATAATTTTATTGGATTGCTCATAATGGTAATGACTATGACGGATATGCTTACAGAGGTTCAAGAACACATAATCAAGAAAGATATATTAGATTCCAGATGCATAGAATATATATTCTCTATGTATGATGTGCCATATTACAATACTATTCCGCTAAAATATCAAACTAATATGTGTAAAAACATTAATTCTTTAATTAAATATAAGTCTTGCCAAAAGGGTATGCTTAATCTTATATCTTTATTTGGAGTAGATAATATAGAAGTATTTAAATACTTTATTCTCAGAGATAGAAAAACTGATGTATGGGGAGAATTTATTTATAATACTACAACTAATATTACTTCTAAAGAAAATGATATTGTTATACACAAACAAGATAGCAAACCAGTATCTAATGATACAGTTCCATTCCCATTCGATTATTTTCTTCAAAAGGGCAATGTAATGTTTGTGTGGGTAGACGGATATAGATTAAAGGAATCTATAGACTATGAGGTTTATAATTATGATAAGATCTTATTTAAAAATGGAGTATCATCTGGTAAAAATACTATAACTTATGATTTTTATTATGATAAAACTACAGTAGATTCAGAGTTTCAGCCAGATAAAGAAAATGGAATTAGTATGGTTACTCATACATTTTTAAATGAATCTAATACAAATTCATTTACTTTTACACCACCATATCCAGAATATTTTATTGATAAAAATAGTATGATTGTATCTATAGGTGGAGTTTTTTTAGATAGTGCTGCATATGTATTAGATCTTAGCGCTAATACTATTACCATTAATGGAGAATATAAAACAAAGGATAAAGAAATAATATTTATTTATTTATATGGTAAGAAATTGACAACAATGTTTAAAAAATACAATGCGATAGCTACGGTAAATGGGCAAAGTAGATTTACAATACCAGAGCCTTTTACAAACTATGTGGACAATGGCAATGATTTCTTTGTTACAATTGGTTCTACATATATAGACCCAAGACGATATATCACGTCGGATGGTCAAATAATATTTAATGATATAACTCTTGATAAAAATAGAGAAGTGTCATTTAATTTTATTTATTCTGCGGCTGCTATCTATGCTCCTGTAAATATGATGCAGACATATGAAACAGTTACAGCCACCCAATACTATCAGTATGAATTTAAAATAAATTTACCTATATCTGATTATCTTAAATATGGATATAAAGTTTATGTTAAACTTAGAGGATGGTATTTATCTGATGAGTATTATGACGTATATAGCAATAAATTAGTATTTAGAGATAGGTCTATATCATTGCAACCTGGTGAAAAGATGGAGATATGTTATATATATGGACCAACTGCTAGAAATATAATAGTTTTAAAAGATTACAGAACGGCAGAAGTGGCATATCAAGACAAGTTCAGTATATCTTATCCGATATCAGATTTCTTTACTAGAGGAAATAAAGTAATTATAGATTGCAATGGTGCGCTTTTAGAAGAAAATATCGACTATCAATTTAATACAGATAAGAGTCAAATAACAATTATAGATAAAGATTTACTTCCTTATATTACTCAGAAAGTAAATTATACATTTATCTATAATATAGAATCTGACTATTCTATTAAAATTGAGCAACAAGTGATATCTGCCACTGCCAATGATCAAAAAATATTTTATCTCACATTCCCATTTTATCCATACTTAGAGACTACTCACGGGTTTATAATTATGCATAATAGTTTAATAGTAGATCCAACTCTAATAACTGTAAATAAATATAATTGCTATATTGATATGGACGGAATTAAAACAGGAGATGAAATAGTAGTATTATACATTTTTAATAATAAATATCTTATTGAAAAAAATGAATTACTTACAGTTGAAGAGAAAACAGTAGTTACAAATCTAAGTATTAATGATGATTTATTCATAGACGTTCCAGTTCCATTTTACGACTATATACAAAACTATTGGGATTATTTTGTAGATTATAAGCGTAATAGAATAGTAGATGAATTTGAGATAATAAGTAATGGATTAATGTTTGTTGATCCTGCAAAAATACTTAGCTATGATTCATTAACTTTTACATTTGTTTATAAAGATTCGTATTTAATTAAAGAGGAAGATGAAGATTATGCAAAGGATATAGATTTAAAATTTGTTAAAATTCCTCTTACTGCTAAAACTAATACTGATTATCTAAAGAAAAGAACTAATACTAAGTCATATGATGGTATCACCCTTAATGATAAATTTTGGGATGGAGAAGACAATCAAGAAAATGCACACGAAGTAGTTAAAGAGCAGATACTCAAACAGCAGTTTAATTATGCAAGAACTAAATATATGACATTGGAATATTTGGTTAACTTGTCTGATATGGCATTTGAAATACCTTATTTTTATAATATGCTATATGATGACGTATTTAGAGAAGATCTTTTAACCGCCAAGGTTCCAACCATTTCCCCTAATAAAAATTTTAAACTTAGTCATTTATTTTGTTATATGACATCTTTAGCCTATATGTATAGTGGTGTAGATGATACTATTATGGACAGCCCAACAAAAATCTTATACGTAAAAGGATTTAATTTTAAAACAGATTTAAATTCTCTCAAAGAATATATATTAGATCAACGGAGATTGCCAGAAGATTTTGATGTATTTAATTTCATAAATCCAAATGGGCAAATTCCAGATATAGATTCATTTATAAATATCTATAAAACTAATAAAGATGTATATAAAACTATATGCTATGGTATGACAGAAGCTAGAAACTATGATATTTATAAAATATGGAAAAAATTATACGATAGCTTAATGATCTGGCAGTTTAATTTGGAATTCTTTAAATTATCTAATGGGAAAGTAGCTTCTACTTTTACTAATTTTTTACAAGAAAAAGATAATGTTTTATATGTATCGTTAAAACGTATAGAAGCTATATCAGATCAAGAAACGAGAGAAAATACAATAATAACTACAATATCTGACATAGTTTATATCCTTGAAGAATATATAAATACAAAAGAATTTAAATATATTTATAGCCAATTTCCTGGAGTATCAGGAGAATACGTATTGAGATATTTGTTTACTATGATTAATTTTTTTAAATCGTATAAAGTAGTATTAAATCAGATGAACGTACAGCTCATCATTGATGACAAATCTCAAAATACTATACGACCATACGATACTCAAGCTATGCAAATACATTTAGAGAAACCAGATTATATAAATATTGTAGAGTCAAAGAGCTCTAGTGTTAGCCTTATCAAATCTGATAGTATTGAAATCAAAGAAAAATTATCCTTTTCGTATTACCAGCAATCAAATTGATTGGGGTAACATATTATTAAATTGGCAGTGGAAGGAGAATATAAATGATTAATGAAATTGTCCATTTGGATTTATTGGATAAAGTCGGTATAAAAAACGAAGAAAAATATTTTAATATAAAAACTAAAGTAGTCGTTAAATGCCACGAAACCGGCGAAGTTATATTTACAAAAAGAAATAAGCTAATCCTTCCAGGTGCGGGGTTCTTAGCAAGAGCCCTGTTTGATTTACCTGGAACCGAGATAACTCCAAGCTATAATACTGCACTGAGTTTAGACAACACAATATATACTACAGTTCCTACTGGAGTTAATAAAACAGCTCTATTCTGTGTTGGGACAGATGGCTGTGGAAGAGAAAATTCTCAAGTAGAAGAGGAAGATTATCGCAAATGGATAAATCCTACTACTGGACTTGTCCCATTTCAATACAGACCATTGAATAAAGATATTATAGATTCCGCTAGAAAAGATGTATATTTTGGCAGAAAGACACTAGCGTCATATTATGCATATTATTTTAAAAAGTTTGATTCGTCCCCACAGCTTATTCAGCAATTTACGGATGGAACTCCAATAGATAATACAATTTACTCTACAACATCATCTTTGCCCGTAGAGACAATTGTAAATATGCAAATGTCGGTTACTCCAAGTGATTGCAGAGATTATTTTATAGCAACTACTGGTATTAATGATGCTAAAATTAATAGTATTTCATTATGTACAGCATGGTATAAAGAGATCAATGGATATAATGTATATCAAGACATCAGACCAGTAACAAAACTTAATTTCCCAAATGAATGTCTAATTGATCTGAAAAAAGGTATTGATATCGATTATAGCGTTTATTTCTAATAATAAAATATATAGGTAGTTTTTATAACTACCTATATATTTAAATTTTTTACCGAAAGAGGTGAATTAATATGGCAATTATAGGATCTGCATTAACTTCTCCTGAAGCTGGATGGAGAAGATATGATGATATGGATAGTAGAATAGCTCGTATAGGAACTGATTGGACGTATAGCACAAACGCTAGTATGTATAATGGGGGAGTTACATACTCCGATATTGGATCTCCAGAAAGAAGTATAAAATTTAAATTTAAGGGAACAAATCTGCGTATACTCACTGCTATATATAGTACAACTATACTTACAGATTTAGTAACTGTAAAAATAGATAGTGTTATCAGTGGAACATTTAAACAAAACGACGCTTCCGCTCCTCAAGGAGTATATCAATGTTTAGTTTTTGAAAAAACAGGATTAGCCAATGTAATTCATATAGTAGAATTAATATGTAATGAGAAACAATTTTATATTGATTGCATAGATATAGATTCCACTGGATATCTTGTACATCCAATTCTAACCCAGAGATCTAATATATCAGATATGGAAATAGGCGATTGTATTCCATGTAAATACACTGCTGCTACTATTGGAGTTGCGGGAACATTCTCTGAGTTTGGCACATGTATTGCAAATGAAATACCAGTAACTGGCACCGCCACACCAAATGGGCTTTTCTATTTCATTAAAAATGAAAAAGGAATGCTAATAGCTGATAGAATTATACAAATAAATATAAGCTGGGATACCTTGAATACTGCTAAATACGTTCAGGGTAATTCATTAATGACTGATACTGATACTGTTATAGCTTCTCCGTCTGTATATGGAGGATCTGGCACTTATAGTAAAATTGCAAAAAATAATATTAATTTTAATAGTGCAACAAATGGATCATATTATACAGGAGGAACTATATTGGCTCAATCTACTGGAATTATGGATTTTGAATTTGTTGTATCTAGGATAACTAATAATGCCTTTTTTTATTTACAGCTTATACATGGAGGTCAGATTTTACAATTTGGCATTCTACCAAATAATATATTAGGATATAATACAGATGGCAGTGCTAAAGTTTTATTAGCGGGGAATCCAACAAATAAAATTTTTAGAGGTAGGCTTAATAGACTTACGAATACTACATCTTATTTCGAAAATGGAAAGGTTGTTGAATTTCCGAGCCTCATAGTTGCAAATCCTAATAGTAATTGTATTG